ACACAACTCTCGCCGTTACGGGAGCCGCAACACTTAATTCAACGCTTGCTGTTACTGGGGCGGCAACGTTTACTGCTGATGCTACTTTCAACAGCGACATTGTTTTCGAGGGGGCAACTGCTGACGCTTATGAAACAACGCTGACCGTCGTTGATCCAACTGCAGATCGCACGATTACTCTGCCGAATGTTTCGGGAACCGTTGTCACTACAGGTGATACGGGGTCAGTTACCAGCGCGATGATCAGCAATGGCACTATTGCAAACACTGACATCAGCAGCACTGCAGAGATTGCAGTCAGCAAGCTGGCAAATGGCACTGCACGTCAGTTGTTACAAACTGACTCTGCCGGGAGTGGCGTTGAATTCACTAGCAATGTGGATGTCCCTGGAACGCTAGACGTTACAGGTGCTGCAACCTTTGATTCAACCGTTGGGGTCACAGGTGCTGCAACGCTAAGTTCAACGCTTGGGGTCACCGGAGCAACAACATTAAGTTCAACGCTTGCAGTTACCGGCGCGGGAACGTTTACAGCGCAAAGCGTTCATAACGGCGGCGTCAAGCTTGATGGACCGTATGAGCAGGTTGCAGAAGCAGTATCTGCCCTTGATATTGATCTAAACAACGGCAACTACTTCACCAAGACGATTAACGGCAACTCGACGTTTACGTTCTCCAATCCGCCATCGAGCGGCACTGTGGGATCTTTTACGCTTGAGTTGACTCATACTTCTGGCACTGTTACTTGGCCTTCTAGCGTTAAGTTCAATGGTGACACTGCCCCGACGCTTACTACTGGCAAGACTCACCTATTCTTCTTTGTTACCGATGACGGTGGAACCCGTTATCGCGGCGCTGCTCTCGTTGACTACGTAAACTGATCATGGATCTTATTACGCAGCAACAAGCTTTAGCCGCTGCTGGAGCGGCAGGAGGGCCAGTAGGTGATCCTGTGTATGTCGATGATGTGTTCAGCACTTTTTTATATGACGGAACAGGTTCTACCAAAACGATAACCAACGGTATTGATTTAAGCGGGGAAGGAGGTCTTGTATGGGTTAAAAATCGTGCGGGCAACAATCATAGGCTTGTAGACACTGAACGTGGTGCTACAAAAAGCCTTCAGTCGGATCTACAAAATGCAGAATCTACAGAGACAACCGGCTTAACTGCATTTACCAGCAGCGGTTTTACGGTCGGTTCTTTGGCTAACTTTAACAACAGCTCTGATGACATTGTTTCTTGGACATTCCGCAAAGCGCCAAAATTTTTTGATGTAGTTACATATACCGGCAATGCTAATAATACAACTACCGGCATTTCTCATAACCTAGGCAGCGTCCCAGGGATGATAATTGTTAAGAGGCTAGATAGCGCTGGTGGTTGGGTCGTGTGGCACAAGTCAATGGGCCAGACCGATTATGTATACCTTCATGAAGACTACGCAAAAAATAAGTTTGGAACTAATTTAAATTATTTTACGGCAACTGCGCCTACGGCTTCGAAATTTTTTGTTCATTCATCAAATAACTGGGTAAACAATTCGGCAGCCCCTGGACAGTATGTGGCTTATTTGTTTGCCGATGATGAAGCAGTGTTTGGCGAAAATAGAAATAAATCAAGTATTAAGTGTGGAAGCTACACCGGCACTGGAGCGGCTGGCAATCAAATAACACTTGGCTTTGAACCGCAATGGTTGCTTATTAAAAATACAAGTTCAGTTAGCGACTGGGTGCTGTTAGACAACCAAAGAGGTATTTATAATGGATTCAATGACCCTTACTTATCTTCAAACAACAGCAATTCCGAGACTACTTCTCTTGAAGCAATTAAACTTACGCCAACAGGGTTTGATATTCAAAGTACCGATAATATAATAAACACTAGCGGCGATGCTTACATCTACATGGCAATCTGCCGTCCGCATAAGCCGCCCAGCGCTGGAACAGATGTGTTACATGTTGACGCGGGAACCAATAACTCGCAAGACGGTGTAATTACAACCGGGTTTCCTGTTGATTTAGCCTTGTTTGGTTATAGAACTCTTGGTGGTACATATTCGGCAACCAATCGACTAACAGGATTTGCAACATCTGCTACTCAAACTTCTGGGTGGGGGAACGGCCTCACGACGTCTAGCACTTCAGCGGAAAGCACTGGTTCAAGTCCGGCATATCACAGTCCAGACAACACAACCATTAAGCGTGGAGGTAATGGCCACAACGCAGCTGGTGTGTCTGGATTTTTCTTTAAACGTGCTCCCGGTGTATTTGACTTAGTAACTTATGTTGGCGACGGAACAGGTTCATCTACCGGCAATTTGATTACTCATAACTTGGGCGTTGCGCCTGAAATGATTGTCACAAAAAACAGAGACAGTGCTCATAATTGGTTTATTTATCACGCTAAAATCACCGATTTTAGTCAAGCAGATGTTTCCAATATCAATTATCTGGACTTCACTACTGCCCAATACGCAGGAATGACTAGTGGGAAGACTTGGAGCGTCAGTGCAACTCAATTCAACGCAACGTTAGCGGGCACAAATGCAGCTATTGGCGCAAACGCTTCAGGAGATGATTACATCGCTTGGCTCTTTGCAACCAAGGCTGGTATTAGTAAAGTAGGTTCATACGAGGGAACTGGTAGCGCTCAAACTATTGATTGTGGTTTTACCAACGGGGCTAGATTAGTAATAATCAAATGTATCGACAGAAATGCTAATTGGTATGTCTGGGATTCAGCGCGTGGCATCAATGCCAGTGCAAGCGATCCATATCTTTTTTTAAGTGCAACCACTGCTGAAACTACTACTAACGATTATATCGATCCGCACAGTTCAGGATTTACAATTACTTCAGGTGGATCTCCGGACAACACTTATGATTTGAATCAGTCGGGTAAGACACACATCTTTCTTGCTTTTGCCTAATTATGGAAATCCGCAACCGCTCCACTGGTGCTGTCACCACCGTCAGCCAGTTCAAAGCTGACCACCCCACTACCAGCTTTCCAAAGCAAATTACCACTGAAATTCTTGACAGTTACGGCTATGACGCTGTGCTGAATGGACCGACAGCAACCGTAACTGCTCCATACGGCATCAGTGTTCGTGATGGCGTTGAGCAGGTTGACGGGCAGTGGTTCACTAAATTTGTCGCTGGCCCCGTTTTTACAGATAGTCTTGACGAAGACGGAGAAGTGGTTACCACTGCTGCTGAACATGAAGCTGCTTACCGCGCCAATATCGACAGTGATGCAGCAACTCGTGCTCGTGCAAGGCGTAACAGCTTGTTAGCTGATTGCGACTGGGCCGTTTTGGCTGACAGCCCGTTGACGACAGCTAAAAAGACAGAATGGAAGGCATATCGCCAAGCTCTGCGAGACATCAGTGCAGCAGAGGGTTTCCCGCATACGATGGAATGGCCTGAAAGCCCTTGACGTGATCAAACGCCCTGACCCGATGATCCCCAGTAAGCCTGGCGCGGAGGACATAGAGGCTATGGCCAATCGTCAAGCATGGATCTCTGAGTTGTATATGTACGACGGTCGCGACAAGCGTGATCATCCTATGCACGGTCTTTACACAGGCTTGGCACAGAAGTATCAGCAGTTTGCGGGCTGATGGCTAAGTCGTTGAATGGACAAGATTTTGTCCCTAGCAGGCCCAAAAAGACTCGTCAAGGCAATGGATCACATTCAAAACCGTCCCATGGACGAAAGAAGTATCGTGGGCAAGGAAAACGTTAGTTCTCTTCCAAATGATCAAAACCCTGATTGCGAGTGGTGTCGCCGTTTCAGCAGCTGCGCTGGCATCTCCTGCTCTCGCAGACGTGTATGTAAACCCTGAGTTCAATGGCGGCGCTTATGGCGACGACTGGCTCGGTGGAACGCTGAACCTTGACGTTGGCTATGAGTTTTCAGAAGGTGCTTATTCCTTCTACATCCAAGGTGGCCCTGCCATTGTGATGCCTGACGGCGAAGACCAAGAGGTGGAATTTGCTGGCAAGTTTGGCGGTTCCGTTGCTGTTAGCAGCAATACTTCTGTCTACGGAGAACTGAGCGGCATGACTGGTGATGAGCTGTCGATTGGCTCTAAGGTTGGTCTGAAGTACAGCTTCTGAGCTATAACTTAGAGGACTCTTCACACAGGTCAGCAAGGGCTCCCGCAAGGGGGCCTTTTGTTTTACTAGGAATCACCATGCAAAAACTTTTTAATGTAATGGCTGCCGCATCCTTTGTGATGTCTGGAGCAATGGTCGCTGGAACGGTGGTGTTTTACACGCGCATTCCGTCAATCACTAAGCACTACATCAGCGAGCTAAAAGGCGAGCTGACCGGCATGATCACTGAGATGGTGCCTGGTCAGATTGACGACGTGATGCCCGAACTACCAACAGAGACTGGCCTGCCAATCAAATCACCATTTTAGTTAGCTCATCGTCATGAGCTTCAGGCCCAAAACCTTCAGCCTTGATCCGTTCAGCAAGGTCAGGTTCTGGCGCGGGTGTTTCTGGTTTTTGGTCAAAGGATGCAAGCCATTCACGTAAGGCATCACCAGTCGGCGTGCCTTTCGGCCATTTGACAAATTTGAGGATTGCTTTTGGGTCGGTAAACGGTCTAGCGGTCTTGCCGCAGAGAACGGTGTAAACAATAGGCGGGCCTTCTCTTCTGCGGCTGCGTTCAATCCACAGTTCTTTGCCTGCTGTAAACCGTTCTGACTTCATGCCGGAAATTCCTGAGATTGGCGTGCGAGGTGTCTCTATTCCAGAGATTCCTGCGTGGCGGGCAATGCCTCCACAGAGTATTCCAAGTGAACCGCCAATTACGTTGCAGCTTGGTTTTCCGGTAGCTGATATTCCGGGCTGTGTAGAGACACGAAACTCGCAACCAGGAAACCAAGAGGCTTACAGCAATGACCCGCGCGGCAACTTGGTCGTCTGTGATGGAACGATGCCTTCCTTTAGGTCGCTGGACTTTACGCCTAACACTGCAGGTTTTCAGGAGGCTAAGCCGCCAGTGCTTGATTTAGACACAGAAAAACCGGCTGATAAACCAAATCAGCCGGACAGTGTCTCTCCCAAGCCCGGTGCTGTTCCGGACGCCCCAAAAGTAGCCACAGAACTTCCATGCCCACCACCGGACGCAATACCTATTGGCGCTAAGAACAAGAGCCAGACTGCCGTCATCATTGGTTACAAACGGATCGATGGTAAGTGCGAAGCAATCTATGAGCCGCTTGGAGTGCCGACCATTATCGGTAATTATCTTCCTGGTGCTCCCGTTGTCATTACGACTGCGGCGATTGCTGCGGTTGCAACGACTACTGCCATTGTTGCCAAACCGTTGGGTGACTTCCTGCTTAAAGCGGTCAAGCCAATGGTCAAGAAAACGATCAAGAAGATCAAGGAGAAGCTAGGAAAGAAAATTAAGGTTGAGTCTGCTTGGCAGCGTCGGCGGAATCAGAGGGCTTTGAAGAAGTGATCGGGTGAATGTGGGGCGGGATCACCCCTGGCGGATTGACTAGGAGAACGTCAGCGCAGATTTTGGAATAAGGCGAATCTGGGTGGAACATGATGCCCTTCTTCATCAGTTCAGCGCAATTCTTGAGCCTGGCGATTTCGTAGTTGAGGCGCTTGTCTGCCAAAGCTGCATCTAGAAGTGCCACCTGTTTTTCTGCGGCTCTCTGGCACGAACGGATGTGTTTGCGATCTAACGGAATGGAGATTGTGGCGGTGATTCCACCATTGATGGAAAGATTTGTTTTTTGACCCGTGCGAATAGGTTTATAGAAAAGGACATTGCCCGGATTATCGGGCTTGCCATCGGGGATGGCATTGCCTTCCGAATCAAACGCGCCAATGAGATCAATGGTGTCATAGACCGGCTCGTTGTAGTGCGATTCATAAGGGCTAGCCCAACCTGTTGTTGAGCTGATGAACGGATTAATGTTCAGTGTTGCGCCTTGGCAGCTAATCCCTCCACCGTATGTATTTGTAAATTGCCGACTTGGGACCACTTGAACTGCCTGATTCGTCACACTTCCAGAACTATTTGCGACTGGAGCAGCGGTACTTGAAACCTGTGCGTGTGCTGGAGCGGAAAGCAGCAAAAGCGTTGCGATGACTCGCTTCATTGGGTAAACGTGCTTGTCGTCTCTGTCAGTGACTCAATGTCAGTGTCGCGTTTAATGATGGTGTGATTAACGAGGCCAGGCCCTTGCAAGGTTTCAACGTATTGGAAGCTAGCGCCTTCGTTGACGATATTCCAGACAGGTTTATCGGCAGGGTCAAGACCAACCCAACGACTAGAGATACCGTTGAGTGTGTTGGTTGTTGTCGTCAAAGCGCGTGGAGAAAGCTCACCGCCTTTTGGAGCGATATTTGTTCCAGAGACGCTGAGTTCATAGCCCGTGCGGTATTCATACGAGTTGATGACTTCTGAAACTTTTGTTTTGGTAGTCGTCGTTGAGTTGAGGACGCCTTGCTGAAAGTTTGGGACAACGGGAACAGCTTGTACTTTTGGAGCGGCAAGAGTTATGGCGCAAAGAGCGCCGTAGGTTATCCAAATTGTGGTCCACATCATTTAATAGTCAGCTCTTGAATGACCTGGCCAATTGCACTAGTGCCAGCGCCACCAGCTGTGATAGTAAGAGCGCCATCAGTTGCAATGGTTCCAGCCAAACTGCCAGCTACGCCGCCTGAGGTTGTTGTCGTTTGACCCAAAATGGGCAGCTTGGGGACTATTCCTGCCGTGACTGTTGTCGTAAGTGCTGTTGGGACGTCATCTCCTTCGATATAGCTTTCGCTGTAACTAAAAGCGTCACCAGCAGTGGTAATGCTAAAAGCGCCAGGAGTGTACCCCAGAGCACTGCCGGAAGAAAATGTCGTGAACTTAGGAGCAGTGCCCAAAGTGACGTTGTTGCCAGATACCGCCAACGTAGACGGGATGCGCGTTGCGACTGATCCCGCTCCATCGACTGACAGTGAAACGCTGGATTGGATTCTATGGCTGATGTCAGCCTGGGCTGGTAGCGCAGCCGCAAACGTGATGCCCAATACCAAAAGTGTGCGGTTCATTTGATGCCAGCTTTGGTGTCTTTGCTGTCAATGATATTCGGTTTC